TGTTTGGAACGGCACACTGAGCAGGCGTCTGGTAAGCCAAAGTAACTGTACCAGAAGTTGCCGTCAGGTTGCCCGTAAGCTGGTATGTACCGGTTGTACCTTGCGAAACCGAAGAATAGGTGCCGGTTGTCGTAAGCTGCGCGACAATCTGAGAACCAAGGGCAGTTCCTTGCGAAACCGTACCAGAGGTTGTCAAGATTACCATGCCGGGACCAATTGGCATCTGACTGGACGAAGCAGTGACCGTCAAAACACCGTTGGTTACCGAACCTGTAACCGATGCGTAAGCATCAAGAACAAGCACGTTATCAGATGCGCCAGTATCCGAACGGACGAAGTTTGTATTGTTGTAATACACGCCCGTTGTGGAGGAGCTAGAAGTTACCAGTGAGAGCGTTGCGCTTGTTGGGTTAGCAGAGGCAACGATTGCCGCCGCTGACGCAGAATAAGGCACCGCACTCAAGGTCGTGATGTTATCCACACCAAGCCACCCATAATCTACCGCCGATTGAGCTTCGCCGGGAAGAAAAGTAAATGGAGCGCGTGGGTCAAGGATGCCCGTCCCCGCATAAAACAGAGACGAACCACCGATGTCTGGATTGTAGTCCGATGGTTGATTTGGGTTTTGCCCGAAAACAATTAATGGACCGGAGAAAGACGTATTAGCCATGGTAACTTCTCCTTATGAGGTTGGGAAGCTGCCGTAGATTGCGCGCCAGTTGTAATAACCGAACGAGTAACGCTCGTAGCCCTTTACAAGCAAGTTATCAGTAACGAAGTCTACTTGCATATCAGTTTCGAACTTAATACGTTCCATATAGGCAAGACCATCAATGTTCGTAAGTAAGAACCAAGCATAAGCAGAAGTCAAGAAGTCGTTAACAAGATAACCTTCTGGCAAACCACCAGCAGTCGTCATGATCGCGTTGACATCATTATCTGCAGTGCCCGGACGCAATTCAGTCTTCAAGAGACGGATCGCAACTGGCTCTAACTGCGGAGGAATGATCAACTTACGACCACGAGCGAACACTTTCAAGTTGGCTTGATCGCGGAAGTTCGTGCGGATTGCGATCATCGCATTCAACAGCGTGGCTTCGTTGAGGTCAACCTGAGTGGTAGGCGTGTTGGCTACAGAACCGCCATCGATAGGATGGGCAGTGTTGCAGAGAGATACGCCGTCACCACCGACTGCAGCGTTATACGTCTGAGCCGTGTTGAGGAGGTTTGCGCCGTAAATTTCCTTGGTCTGTTGAAACGATTCAATCAAGCCGAGGTTCGATGGCGTAAACTGGGTCTTGTAGAGGTTGTCGTCGATAGCTTTACGGGTGATTGCGTAGCCGAGTGCAATTTCCGTATGCTCTTGGTTGTACACAAAACGCTCACCAGCACCCGAATCGAACGAAGTCTGACCACCTTCGGTCTTCAACTGGGCTAATCCGAGGTAACGCATTTCAGCGGTACGTTCGAGAGCCATCTTCGAGTCGTGCTTAGTGAAAATCTTGTCGTACTGAGATGGGATCATCTCATACTTGCCTTCAACGCCACGGAGACCGGGGAGCAAAAGGTCTTTAATCTGTGAAAGATTAACAGCCATGATTAATTACTCCTTACGAGATGCCGGTCACAGCAGAGTTGCTACGCCATACTTCATTGTTGAAGCCGACTAACAAGTTGCAGTACTGGGTGGTTTGATCGCCGCCATTACCGAAAGAAACGGCATAGTCGACAATGATGAAGGGTGAGGTATTCGTGGTTGCAGTAGCATTGACATAAGCAGTCGAACGACCAGTTGCGTTGTTACCACCGTTGCTGTTGCCAGAAGTTGCACCAGTCGTGGAGTAAGCAAACGTAACAAGCTGACCCTGAACGCCAGAAGTCTGCGAAGTAGCAGTACCCGTGACAGGGAAGCCCGAACCAGAGGTCTGAACAACGAAACGTGCTGCTGGATCATCAATGACGTAAGCAATAACATCGCCAGTTGCGTCAGAACCGGGCCAGTACGAAGACCAGACGGTGCGCTTCTGCGAAGTCGAGAAGTACTGGCAACCAGTGAAGATACCTGCAAGCTGAACCGAACCACCGGCAGTAGCCTGAGTGATGTAGCCAGTTGCGGTCGACGTTACAGGTTGTACTGGGTCGCCAGTGAAGATTGGGGTTGTGTTGGTTGATGCAATACGGCGGGTTGACTGAGCGAACGTTGGTGCTCCGCCTGCGCCACCCTGTGCTTGTAAAAATCCGTAGGGCGCAAAGGTATTCGCCATGACGGGTTCTCCTTTCAGAGAGTTCCAATCATCGCGCACCGGGGCGATTTAGAAACAGGTTAAAATTCAAATCTTCCACACCGAGGGAAGACAACCGGCATTATTACAGATTACGTAGGAAAAGAAAAGGGGGCAAAAAGCCCCCATCTCATCGTCATTACCAGATCAGTCTGGAATAGGCATTGGCTCGTAGCCTTTTTTAATCTTTGGAGCGATACGTGCATCCTCACGATTAAGAAGACCGCCCTGTCCCTTGGGGTCTAACTGACCTTCCTTAATTCTAACTTGATTACGGGCGTTCATATAGTCACGGCTCTTACGGTCTTCAGTAATTTCCGCAGGACGCTCGCAAAGTACCATGCCTTCACGCTCAATCGAGCCAACATAACCTTTAGGCATCATTTCTGGATGACGGTTTGACTCAACTGGCTCCCAGCCGCCAACGGTAATGCGGTTATAGTGCGATGGATCTTCCCAACCCATGACAGACTTCATTTTCCACTCGTAAGACCAACCATCTGGTGCTTTAGGCGTGGCAAACTTGTCTACACCCTCATCCAGATTGGCATTGTTGTGTCCACGAAGTTCCGCTGCGCGTCTTGCCGCACGTTCACGGCTACTTTCCATAGTCGCACTAGCAACTTCTTCTACTTCTGGACGCGATGTCGGGCGAACGGCGGGACGATCTACTGTTTCTGCGTTTCTCATATTAACTCCTATCAGGATAGCTTGCCTTCACGGATGAGGGCTTGTTTTTGAACTGCGTATTCACGGTCAGACATGCCAAGATCTTTGGCGGCTTCGCGTTCGGCGCGTGAAAGACTAACAACATTCGACCGAGTACCACCCGTGCCCGTACCAGAGCGCGATACAGGAGCCGCAGGCGGGGCAGAACGGCGTTGCGTAGGTGCGGATGCTTCCGACATGGCAGTATCTTCTGTTTCCCGAAGACGGGCAGGCTGAATGTCAAGTTTTTTCTCGACATAGGAGAAGTACTCAGGTGTATCTGCCTTGATACCGCGGCGCATTGCAGCGTTATGAGCATCAATCATGTCTGCTTTAAGTGTTTCGTCCTTGGCATACTCAGGGTGAGCCCTAATCCAGTCTGCTGATTCACGGGTAAGCTGAGAAGCAAACGATTCTACAGGGTCAGATGACGTATTTGCCGGGCGAACTGGCTGTCTTGCCTGTATTTCATACTGTTGTTTGCCCGCCATCAACTGGCGCAAGTCCAATTCCGTCTTTGTCATATCAGCTTGGATATTGGCGGCTGTATCATAGTCACCAACTGCCATAGCATCGCGCAGATTTTGTTTTAGAATGTCAGAATTGCGCTTAACTGTGTCAATTGCGTTGTCAATCAGCTTTAAATTGGTATCATTGACATCGTTTTTTGCAACGGCAACCTGATCATATGCTTCTTTTACACGGCGTTCGGCATTTTCACGGGCTTTACGCTCTTCATCAAGGCGGGCTTTAAGTTCATGGATACCGTCTTCAACAGTAAGTTCACTTTTTAACTCGTCTTCTACAGGTTTTACAACTACTTCTTCTTCTTTTGCTTCTGTTTCAATCGGTTCTAATTCCAACTGAATCTCTGTATCGTCGTTCTTTTCCATTTTTTATCCTTACCAGACAGCGTCAGGCTGCTGAATACGCGCCCGAACAGTGTAATCTTCCAAAATACGGCACGGTTGACCTTCAATAGAAAGTGCCCATCCATCAGAAGGACGAAAAACAACCCAATCCCCTTCAGATACAACCACTCCCTTGAACCATTCGCCCTTTTCATCAATGAACGCGGTAGGACCAACCTTTAAAACCAAACCAACCTTGCCCTGATAGCGGTCTTCTTCAACTGTTTTATCAGTCAAGATGATGCCAGACTTGGTTTTTTGGGGACGAATGTATATGCCAACAAGAAGTTGGTTGTTAAACAATTCAAAGTCTTTGAGATCGCCAACAGAATTAATAATTTCTTGTGCTGGATCTACTTCGTGATTCATTTTCATAGGAGGCATTTTACTATCCTTAACGCTTGTTGGTGATATCGTTTGCTTCATCAATCAATTCAAGAGCAAAAGCGAGCCCCTGAATCATACCAATCTGACGCTTGTACTCGTCAAAAGAGGCTGCTGAACCGTGGGCGACATTATCACGAGCGTTTTGGTAGGCATTGGATATCAGTTTTTTCAGTTCTGTTACGAACTGGTCTTTAGTCGTTATCATTCCAGACCCCTCTGGTTAATTCCCCTCTGTAAATGGCTGGACCGGACACCCAGAGGGGGAAAAAGCGTCCGGTCCTCCTCTCATCGGATGGGAGAAAGCATCCGAGAAAAGTATTACTTGCGACCCTTTGGTGGTTTCAAGCCGTAAGCATCAATCTTTTCCAATCGAGCATTGGCACCGCCCGAACCCGTATCAATAGGATAAGCGCGACCACCCGACTTGCGACCCATTGGCATACCCTGCGGAGGCATACCCTGTGGAGGCATTGGCATACCCTGCGGTGCACCTTGTGGAGGCATACCCTGCGGAGGCATAGGAGGAGTGCGAGGAGAGACAGGAGCGTTAGGCATAGGTGCGCCGCCCATCATACCCGTTGGACCTTGGGGTTGCCCGCGACCAATAATGATATTGATGTTGGTTTTTCCCTTGGCTTTGCCACCTGCCGCATGAGCAGCGCGTCCGCCACGGTTATACATCGCAGCAGGATCACTATTTCCGTAGAACGAACCAACATTGCCAATAGCATTACCAAGCATTTCAGCTTTTTTATCCAATGCACCAAAGCCAGTAGGTTCCCGCGAAGGCGAATAGTAACCACCGGGGTTTAATTTTGCATCAATCGGAGCACGGTTCATCTCTGGATGAGCAGCAAGAGTTTGGTTTGCCTGTGCCATACGAGCGGCTTCAGAAGAATCCCATGCAGTGGCTTTAGGAGCATTTTGCTGTGCCATTGC